TTGTTCAGATGCAACAGGTTCTGTATTAACATCAGTCTCATCATTTTCAATTTCTTGCTGAGCTTGAGCCATCATTGCATACTGCATCTGAATGTTAGTTCTTTTAAATCTAGCTTCATCAATAGCAGCAAGTGTTTGTTCATACTTTAACTGTGCTTCTAAGTATGGTAATGACTCAGTGTAAAATTGAAGCATTTGTTCTTTTTGAGCAGCTAATTCTTCAGCTGTAAACTCTTTTTCTTGTTGATTTTCCATGATATTTAAATTATTGGTTTACAACAAATATACAAAATAAGTTTAAATGTATATTGTTTAAATAAAAAATCCAGGCACAGAAAGTACCTGGATTACAGTATCTTGTATAATACTATCTATTCTTAATAGTAAGATTTAAGATTGTAAAAAGATAAAAGTCTCTAGATATATCTATCTCAATTGATAAGATGTCAATGAATGAAAACCTTACTTTAATAGCTAACTTATCCCATTGTTTGGTATAAGTATTCCAACCATTTCTGAACTTCATACGTAATTATTTATATGGAACATACGTAGTTTTTCCACCAGCTGCTCTTTTAGCTTTTAGGATTTGCTTACGTTGCTTACCAGCTGAATCATAAGATACATGTACCCAATCAGGATTAGTGTCTGTACCAAATTCCCAGATAAGTTGATCAAAGTTTAAGTTGTCTTTAATAAAGTCAAAGATCTGCTTATTAGTTATGGTTGTACCATCCATGTCAATATCAATAGCTTCACCTTGACAATGCTGTGAAGATAATGAACCACCAATAGCTGTATTTAACTCTTTGCTGCGGTATCCTGAACTAATACGGATAGGAACACCAAAATGGTCACGGATTGGTTGAAACACATTCTCAGCCAATTTTTTGAAGTTCTCAATATGCTCAGGTGTAGGCATATTAGAGATACCTCTTCTTTTTGCAGTTTCACTTCTTGTTACTTCTGACAATGCTAGATTTTTACTTAGTTGCATTTTATTTATTTTATATGGTTAATCTACTACTTCTTCTGAAGTCTCTTCTTGTTTCTTTGCTTTATTCTTTAAACTCATGATGCGCCCAGCAGTAGTAATACCAAATGCACCTAAGGTAAGTAGCATAAACCCATCAAAGATAAATTCTTTTATGATAAGTTCATTACCAATAACTCCTGTAATTACATCAATAAATAGAACAAATACCATTGCAAAGAATGATATTACACCTACAAAAGCTTGCTCATTAATCTGATTATCATCTGAGATTAACTCTCTAAAAAATTTTTTCATATTTACATTTTTATAGGGACCTTAGTTACCCGTGGTCTCCTTGGTTTAACTATATCAGTTTCCCAACCTTTTGGTGGTTGAACTTGATCTTCATAAGGAAGGATTAACTCTTCACATCTATAGAATATAAGATCTCCAGTATAATCATCCTTTCTTACTTTGTATTGGCTCAAATCTACAGCATATAGTGTTGAGTCTTCCCATGAGTAATAAATCCAGGTAGAGTTAATACCTGCATCTAATATCCAATGTTCTATTATATCTAATCTCTTTGCTATTACTGTATCAAAAACAAAGTTCTCTATGACCTGTGTCTTTTCCAGTAATATAATTTCCTTGGCAGCAATTAAACTATCTCTAGTTGCAATGTTTAATTTAAGTGCTGCAATAGTAGCTTTTTGTTTTTCAAAAATGTTATTAATGTCATCTGCCTGTTTAACAGTCAAGATAACTACACTGTCACCTTTGATTACCGTCTTCAGCGGGTAGTTTGATTGGCTGAAAATCAAACTGGTCACCAGTAGACTGCTTAACATTAATATCTTTTTCATGTGCTAGTTCTTTTTTAATGTCTTTAACTATAGACTTTGTACTATCTAAATCTCCTATAACTTCTGCTACCATATTCTCAAGATTGGCTTTATCTTCTACCAGTTCTTGGTTCTCAGCCTTTAGTTGTTTTACACTACTTGTTAACTTCTTGTTTGCTGTAGTAAGTTGTTTATTTTCTCCAGTCAGTTGTATATTATCTTTTACTACAACTACATGTTCTGTACCACTAGAGAATATTTGTATTACCACCAGTGCAATAAATAGTATACCAACTATAAGTAATTTCTTTTTCATTTTTTACCAAATAGCATCAATACAGTTTCTTTAAGACTCTTTGAGCTTTCAGTGCTTTCATCTAGTTTTTTCTCTAGATCTTCTCTATATTCTCCTTCTAGTTCTTCCACTCTTTGTCTATAGTCCTCTTCACTTTTAATTAGTTTATTAAGGAACATCCAACAAAGATATCCTAGTCCTAGAACAGCAAAACCTAATACTCCATATTGAGTCAATACTTCAAAAGGTCCAAATGACATTACTTCTTAGTTTTTCTTCTAGTTGTTGTTTTCTTTTCTTTAAGCTCTTCTTTTAGTCTTGCAGATTCATCAAGGTGTCTTTTAATAAATATCCAAGCTACATATCCAAGAGCTAAAACTGCTAAACCAAGCGGACCATAGTCTGCTAGTTGTGCAAATACACCAAAATCTGGTGCTGTTGTTTCTACTGCTGTTGTATCCATTATCTCTGTAATATTAATTGTTTAACTGCATCTGATAATTCACCAACAGTTCTAGCTAAGTTTTTAATTTCAAGCTGTGTCTGTTCTTGAATTGCCTGATACTTTAATCTTGATTCTTGTTCTACAAGTTCAATTTTTCCTTTAAGTTTACCAAGACTTTCTGTATTGTTTCTAACATCTGTGTGGATCATTCTTAAAAAATATCCTAGCACACCTGTTACTGCAATCAGTCCCCATTGTATTAATTGTCCTACTTCCATTATTTTATAATTAAACCTGTAGTTAATAATCCATTTAATAACAAAGAAATGTTTCTCTGTCTTTTTAGTTTTTTGATATCAAAAGCTTGTGATGTTATAATAGTATCCTGAGAGTTAATGATATATCTCTGTGCTACTATAATAGTATCCTGGGCTGCTATAATAGCATCCTTTTCTTTGTCTCTTTTATAGAGTACATGGATCATTGTGTCCTGAATCTGGACAATATTGAAGGTATCTCTAGAATTTTTTACATCATCTAGTTGTGCTTGTAAATCAAAAAGACCGTGATTAAGTTCAGCAATAATTGACTTGCTGTTGTCAATTACTTTTCCCTGCTCCTTAATTACAGTCTCTTTACCTTCAATTCTTCTTTCAATAGTCTTCTGTTTACTCACTGGATAAACCTGTGTAGGTTTTCTCATAAGCAAGAACAGGCACATCACAATGAGACATACCTGTAACATGGTTGAAAGATTAATACGTGATATATGTATGTACTTCATACATATAATATACAAAAAATTTATAACATTCCTAGCATGTACTTCTCTGCATTTTTAGTTGTATCATCAGCATTTAGCATAATCTTAATGATTTCTGAATCAATGTGTTTAGGATGTACATACCAATCTTCATATGCACTTGCATCATCTGGTGCAATATTAGTAGCAACGAGAAGATATCCCTTACTTAATAGATAGTTCCTTGATAAGGTTCTATAAGTTTTTGTGATGTCTGCATAGTAGTCATGCTCAAATGTAATAACACCAAATTGGCACTGATCAAATGGGATCATTTTTAGAATCTCAAAGGTTGTTTTAGGTGGCTCACAATCTACCTGTAAGTAGTCAATATACCCTGTAAGTTTACTGTAGTCATACATAGTTGCATCACAATGCACAATAGTATTTTTACGTGACTGTTTAAACTTATCTACTTCTTCCTTTTTAATTTCTAATGATATTCCTGTCCAGCCAAACTCTTCTAACAATGCTGTATTACTTCCATAGAATGGATCTGCTGCACCAATCTCAAAGTATGTACCATTTCTTTTACCATTTAACATAGTTAGAATAAACATATCTTGATATGTCTGAGAATAGTTCTTCTCAATATTTTCAGATCCAGGGAACTTATATTTTAACTGATCATAGAATCCTTTATGGTATCTTAAAAATGGATCTGGTCCAGAACCTAATGATGTAATATTAGTTTGTACCAATTTTTGGTAGAATTCTGAAAGCTCATCTTTATTCTCAGCAAGTTTAAAAAAGATATTTCTTGCTTCTCTTCCCTTACCAATCCACCATGCTGAAACAGCTTTCTGAAATTCTAATTGGTATTTGCCCAAATAACCTACATTAGAACTAACTTGGACAGAATTTTCAATATGTTGTAAACCTATTACGGCATAAGAATATGCTTGAGAATAGTTCTTATGTTGCTCATGATATTCACTTAGAAATAAATATGCTTCTGGTCTATCTGGTTTAAAGGATACTGCATTTAACCATAGACCAAGTTCAGTAGTTCTTCTTCTACCTATTCTCTGTAAGCACTTAGCAACCATCAATAGTGCTTCATATGTTAGATCATCATCTTTAGAATATTCTGCAGTTCTTATGTAGAATGACATTGCAGATGCTAGGTGACCAGATTCATAGTAGTACTCAGCTAAATTATAATTGCATATTCCAGAGTATGGATTATTAATAAACTTTTCTAATTTACTTGGAGTAACTTTATTAACCGTATTAAGTTTAGTAGGTTCATCTGGAATACCACACATGTAATTAAATACGCTTTCTGGAAGTTTTACTATAAATGCTGTGCTATCATGAAATCCAAATGGAATAATAAAATTTTCTCCATCAAAGGCTAAACCACATGAAAATTCTATTGCAGCAGTCATAAACTTAAATGCATCAGAATGGTAAACTATTTTCCAATCTTTATCCCAAACAATAAATCTGTGGTAATACTGTGCATCTTTTTTACCCTGCTCATTATTCCATAAGTTTACTTCATGAGTAAGTGCTACATACATATCACGATATGTAATAACTTGGGATCCACCTCTTATATCTCTAGGAAAAGTAATGTTCTGTTCTACTATATGCATTGTTTTAGATGTTCCCTTTTTGGGATCAACTTTAACTACTTCTGTAGGATTAGTCCACTTCACATAATGAAATGGCATATCAAGAATTGGCATCCAATTCTTTTCACAATATGAATATGTAGGAGGTTCTATTCTATGTCTTTCAACTTCTTTCCCACCAGCACTTAATTTAGAAAGTTCCATTCTACCTTCTCCAGAAGTTTTAGTGTCTCTGCGCACACCTGTAAGGAAGATTTCATTTTTCCAGTAAGTTATTCTAGCATCTTCAAGACCCACAAATTCCCAAACAGGAGGAATATCTAACTGTGATGTATCAACTCTTTTATATTGATCAATTGATAAATTATTGGGATCTAGTTCACATAAATAGTTTGTAGTTCTAAGTGTAAGATCATCTTCAGGATTTAGATATGAGAGAGGACCCCACATTGTCTGGTATTTCTGATCTCCTTCACTATGATATAGTGCATATTGAACATGTCTCAGATTAAGTAAGTATTTACCATCCATATAAAATACAGAAGGGTTAGTAAGACCCAACCCTTCTGTTATACTTGATGGAATTGTTAAATAATTAACTGATCCTCCGTTAGTTAATGCTAGTTGACATAAATTATTCATACTGTTGGTTTTACCAACAAATATAAAAAATATATTATAGATCCCCTACTCTTGTTACACTAAATGCAGTAGGTGCACCTAGGTCAGCTGGGAATGGAGCATTTGCACTTGGATTTATACGTGGTTGAATATAGAATGGTAATGAAGTAACTCTAACTAAGAAAGTACTATTTTGTATTTGATTTGTATTAGTTCCAGTATATCTCATTAATCCAATAATTGTATTAAAAGTCCAAACTGTACCATTTGTAGACGTATACAAAGTTGTAGATGTTGTTGCATTACTACCTTGGTCAAATAAATGCCATCTTACATTAACCATATAAACTCCAGTGTATAAAAATTGAACCGCTGCATTTGATGTACTTAAGTTAGATGTAGTTAATGCAGCACCATAACTAAATACAGAGTTATTAAATGGAATTTGGTTATCAACACCATTTGTTAGATTAAAATAACCAGAGGTCCAAGATAATTGAATGTTACCATCTAATGGTCCAAGTGTTCTTGCTACCTGTGCAATATTTGCAAATGCACTTGCACCTGAAGGTAGCGGAGCACTTGCCGCATTTGTTCTTAATGCTAGATTAAGATTAGTTACAGTAAATGCAAATTGAATTGTATCACCTGCATTAAATGCTTGTGTTATTTCAACTGAAGTTGAAGTACCACTTTGTGCAGGTACTTGTTCTCTTACAGCACTACCAATAAGTGCTGTACCATTTACTTTTGCATATAGTGTTCCAGTTGCTGTATTTACAGCATCACCATTTTGGAATTGTACTTCACA